CAGCATTTATGCCTCAATTTAAAGATATAACAAATATTATTGCAAATAGATCTCAACATAATTCATTACATACTACTATTCAATTTGTAATGATTGATAAACATACTAATATTGTTCATAAAACTAATGCAAAATTAATTGGTATTATTCCACAATTATGTTCAAATGATTCAAAAGAATATCAAGACATTAAATCATATGATGTTTATAAATCTGATTACAGAGGTGATGGAGCTTGTGGTTCTATTGGTATTGTTAATTCAAATAATCCTATATTTAGTTTACATATTGCAGGTTTAAAAGCAAAAGGCGTTGGTTATAGTTTACCTTTAATTAAAGAAGATATAATGTTAATGAAAGAAAATAAAGCACCTTATGATTACATTGACTTAGAATTAGGAGATGATGAACAAAATATACAGCTTGAAGGTGATTATTATATTTTAGGTACTGTTAAGAAAAATGAAGTACCTTATCAAAGTTCAACAACTAAAATAATACCAAGTTTAATTCATGGAAAAATAGAAGACACACCAGTTTTAACACAACCAGCAATTTTATCAAATAGAGATCCTAGATATAATCATGAAGGCTCTCCATTAAAATGGGGGTGTCAAAAACGTTGTAATCCACCAATTCCATTGCCTGATAAATTAATAAAAATAGCATTAAAAGAAGTTAAAGAAGAAATTTTACAATTTGCAAAACCAATTAGAGTAACTGTTGGTAAATTATCTATAGAAGATGCAATAGTTGGATTTCCTGGTTTAAATCATTATGATAGATTAAAATTAAGTACATCATGTGGATATCCATTTAATTTAGCAAAAGGAAGTACTACAAAAGAATCATATATTAAAATTATTGAAAATGAGCAAGGAGAAGTTGATGCAGTTAACATTCATAAAAAATTAGCTAGTAAAGTTTTTGAATCAAATAAATTACGTGAAAGTGGTATTAGACCTATAACAATATTTCAAAGTACATTAAAAGATGAACGTAAAAGTAGTAATAAATTAGAACGAAAAGATGGAACTAGAATATTTGAACAAAGCCCTATGGATTACACAATATCAGGTAGAATGTATACTCTTGATTTTGTTGCAGCATATATGGATAACAGACATGATTTAGGTCACGCCGTTGGTATTTGTTCAGATGGTCCTGAATGGTCAATAATAGCAGAAAAATTATTAGTAAATGGAAACAATATAATATCAGGTGATTTTAGTGATTTTGGTCCAAGAATGTGGACAAGTTTAATATATTGTTGTAAAGATATAATTGTAGCTTGGTATGAAAAATATCATAATGATTTTGATGAGGATAAAGAAAAACATTTAATAGCAATACAAGTAATTTTAGAAGAAATAGCAACGAGTTATAACATTTGTGGTAATTTTGTTTATCAACTTTATTGTGGGTTACCTTCTGGCAATCCATTAACAGTTATATTAAATACAATTGTTCATAGATTATTAGTAAGAATTTGTTGGTTAGGAGTAATGGAAAATACAGTTTATAATGATTTAAATGAATTTAATAAATTAGTTGTTGATATTGAATATGGAGATGATGGTATATATTCAGTTAATGATAAAGTAAAACATCTATTTAATTGTGAAACTATTGGAAAATTTTTATCAAATTTTGATTTTAAATATACTGATGCAAAAAAAGAAGGAAATATACCTTATACAACATTATCTGAAGCAACATTTTTAAAAAAATCTTTTATTAAACATCCAATATTTAATTTATGGTTAGCACCACTAGAAGAAAAATCAATTACAGAAGCACCACAATGGATATTTAAAAGTTCAGACGATAAATTAGCAACTTTAGAAAATTGTAAACAATCATTAAACTTAGCATATGGACATGGTCCTGAATTCTTTAAAAAATGGAAAATTAAATTAAATAAAGCATTAGAATCTATCGGTTTAGAAACTTTAAATACAACGTGGGAAGAATTAGATGAAAATTTCTTTCCGGATACTTATGAATTAAATAATATGATACAAATGAAACATTATAAAGTTATTAACGGTAATTTACAAGATGATGACGTACCTTTCTTTGAATTGGAAAAACAAAATAAACTTCACCATACTTATGGTATTTTAGAAGATGAAAAATCAAAATTTCATTTTATACAAAGTAGATGTTCGGAGATGAACTAACTTTTTGTGCGTGACAAATGTCCCCTACTTTGATTATTTTATTATTTTATTATATATACTTTTTATTAAAATTATTATTTTAAGAAAATTTACATGTGTCGTTGGCGCAAGGCTCCCCGTAAAATAAGCCTAGTATTTTATATACGTTCATACATAGTATGAATTAAACTTTTTATTAAATTATTAATCTCTTATTATTATTTTAAGAAAATTTACATGTGTCGTTGGCGCAAGGCTCCCCGTAAAATAAGCCTAGCATTTTATAATTAAAATGCGATCACACAAAGTGTGAATACATATATATTTTATTCATTTTATTTTATTATATTATATTTTAGGTTATGGGTTTTATATATATATTATGGTATTTGTTTTTATTAAATATTATTATGGTTAC